TTTATCACTTAGTTTCTAATTTTATTAGTTTAAAATAAACTGTATTTTTATATGCATTAACTAAAGCATAAGCACGAACTGGCATTCCCATAGTATATTCTTTATTTAATACATCTGATAAATTAATATCATCAGATTTTAAACGTATTAAATTATTTTGATTCATTGAATCAGGTTGATACAAATCGATATAAAGCGCAATATTTTTTTTACCATCATATTCCGACTGTTTTATAGAATGTCCCATATAAACACCGTCAACAATTACTGTTGCCATTTTCAAACCTCCTTTTTATACGAACAGGATTTCTTTATTAATAACTTGTTCTGATTAGATTATAAAAAAAAAAACTGAAAAAATCAATTACTTTTTGTAATTTTTTTCAAGATATTCCTTTAACAAATTAACAACGATTTTTGATATTTCATCATTATTTAAATGTAATTCATCTTCTAATATATTTAAAATTTTGACAGGAACATTAACAAACAATGTTACAGGATAATCATCATCATAATCATATTTCCTTTTTCTTGGCAATGTATCACCTCAAAACATTTTAATAACATTTTTTATTTTTTTCTTTATAATAACAAAAAGGAATATCTATTGATATTCCCCTTTGTTTTAACATATACTTATGTTGAAATAGTTTATTTCATTTATCCTGTGAATCTTCGGCTAATGAAGATTCATTTTTCTTTTTTCGATTAAAAATTATCTCAATAGCTTTATCAAACCCCACTAATTCACACAAATCTAACATATCCGCTCGTAAATCTTTTTTAATGATATATTTCCACTGCTCAATATTAAGAAGTCCTAACAAATCCGCTTCTTCAATTTTTTCTTTAGCTATTTCTTCGTCTGTTTTTTCATCAAGTGAAAAATGCTGTTTTAGTCCACGTGACCACTGTATTTGACGTTTACCTTTAAAACATTCCGCATATTCCTTAAACAAAGCCAAATATTTTTTATCATTAGTATCTAAATATCTACGTAAAAAATCGAATGGTGTTAATGATTGCAAACGTCCCTTTTTAATATGGCTTTTTGATAACTCATTTTCTAATGACCAAGTGCCATGTTTTGACAAGTATTCATTCGCATTTTCGGCATTTTCAAGTTTTATACCATGTTTCCTGTCAATTTTTAAGTCAAATTTTTTTGTTGCTTTTTCCCACAAATCAAACATTTGATTTTCAATTATTTTTAGGTCTACTTTTTTGTAATAGAAAATACCAATATGTACATGGGGATGATAACCATTTTCCCCATAAGTTACTTCGAAAACCCGTATTGTACCCAACATTTTCATTTGTTGTCTAATCTCATTATATGCTCGTCCACTCCTAAACTTAGTTAATGCCTTATTAAAACGTATTAATATATCAGATAACTTATCATTTTTTGTATGACTAATAGTCAAAGTCAACATTGCAATATATCCCTTGCATTTTTTATGCTGTTCAAATGCTCTAGTTAATTCTAGTTTTCGCCTTTCGCTGATTTTTGCAGCGCAAACAGGACAATGCCAAACACTACCACATACCGCCAGTCCACCGTAGAATGCTTTATCAGTTTTATGGTGTTTCCAAACTTCAACCAATGACTGATTCAGTGACATTCTCAAACATTTACTAACTCTTTCATTCGGTAAAGCAACTCTTGCTACTGACTGCAAAGCATACCTTTCCGATCGTACAAAGCGAATCTTGGAATCTATTTCTTTTTGTGATTGATTTTTAACTAGAGATAGAGCCAAAAAAACCCCCCCTCATTTATCGTGTTGTAAAAAAAGTGGACGACTATTTCGTAATATATACCAAGAGCATAAGGCAAACATGCTTGTTATCTCAAACGCTCCAAAAGTTCATGTTTTATAATTTTAGTAGCTTCATAGTAATCAAGATTTTCATCTGCTTTTTTCGCATGTTCTATCAAAGCGTCAAGCAATGGGGCATTTTCCGATTTTTTGACTTTTTCCTTGAATGAAGCTAATTTTTCATTCATCATAATCCCTCCAATATATATAATACCTACCGATACCTGTTTGGTTCACAGACATAAAAAAGTGACGCAGTGGTTTAAAGCATGTCTGCCGAAAGAAACTTTTTAGAAAATATAAAAATGCATAAACTATAAAAATAGTAAGCAGTCCTATCCTATCATGTGGTTCGCTATACGCTCACCCCGCGCCCTTGCGCTCCAACTTTCCGAACATGTGAGCGCATTATAAAAAACAGATGACGCCGACTGACTGAGCACTCCGGACTAAGTACGTCTGCCGAAAATCAAATATCACCTTCTTTCATATATTTTTGCAGTAAACCTTTTTTATCCACATATTCACATATCAACTCACGCAAAAATTCACTTGCTTTAATATCATTTTTATAGAGATAAAAATCAAAAGCATGATAATAATTTTTTGGTAAAGTAATACTGTATTTTTTTGTAACACCTATTGCCTTTCGACCTCGACCATCTACTTTAAAAACAAAACGATATAAAACTTTGTTTTCATCTGAAACAATTTCTAAATAAATATCATTTGTATCTTTATCAAAATAAAACTGTACGTCAAAACTTTGACAAGTACCATACGTTTTATAAACATATTCCGCAATTTCATTTAATTTATCATTGAGTAAATTAATATCATTTTCGTTTAATAAACTATATGCTTCAGTTCTACTAATTTTTTCTTGATTAATCATATCAACCACTCCTTATTTAAGTTACTTTAATTATAATATAAGTAACTTAAATTTGCAAGTGTTTTAGTAACTTTTTTTAAAAAAATTAAAATTTTAATGGTGCGGTAGCGTTGTAGGGTACCCCCCGCCATTCGGCGGGTCCCCCCTTCCACTACTCCCGCACCTAATCTATTTTTATCCCATTTTTTACTGCGATTTGCTTTAAATCATCATCAATTTTAAATATTTTCATTGTGTCGTATCTTTTTGCCTTCCATGGATTAAATACTAGAAACCTAACTTGTCCCCTAAATTGTGCCCCTTGCCAAAACCTAATAACTGCGAAAATTTGCCATGGTATAAGTTTTAGCCATACATAATTGCGCAGTTTTACATGTTTCACGTGATATTCGGCTAGTTTTCGTATTTGTCTATCCAGCATTCTTTCATCTTGCACAATCAAAATTACATCATACCCAAATTTTCGAGATTGTGAAAAAAACTTTATCCATTCTTTACGCTTTTGCGGGTTTATCTGCCAATCTCTCGAGTTAAACCATATCCCAGCCTCATCAATTATTAAAAGAGCCTTTCCTTCCTTTCCATATGTTTTTCGTTCAAAACTTAGCTTAATTAAATCTTCAGGTGTAAAATCTTCAAGAAATATCCATCTATCTTTTTCTTTTTGGGTTTTTGGTTTAATTGGGAAATTTGCAACAACAAAAGACCCCCTCTCGGTTACTTTTTCAAGGCCTCGTTTTAATGCATGGTATGACTTGCCAGACCCCACAGCGCCAAGGTATAACTCTATCATAATATCACTCCTTATTGTATATACCTTACTATCCGCATTAACCAACGTATACCATACCAAACACCAACAGCAGTCGTAAAAGTAACTAATATCGCAACAAGTGTCCCTACAGGAATAAAATAGTTAACATAAGCTATATATGTTTTAAAATTATCATCTAAACTAAACCTAAAAGGTGTATCAGGTAAAATATTTAAGATACCCATTACTATTATATATAGTAAATCTATTAACCAATTCGCTATTGTAACCACTATACACCACCACCCATAAGCGACCTAGTAGCATAAATAAGACCAATAATAAAAACGATAACAAAGGCAAAGCGTATAAAAGGTGTATATTTATCTATCCATTCAGGCACTTCTATATCAATAGGTATATTTATATTAGCAACTTTAAAATTTTCATGTATTTTTATTTTTTCAGGTGTAACATTTAATTCTTTTACCGCATGTAAAATGTCCCAAGGTAAAGAAAAAGGAAATTTTTCTGTGAATGTGATAGGTATTTCTTTTAACTTATCCCAATTCACTTTTGTTATATCATCATCAATAGGTGTTGTACCCTCTCCAGTACCGGTAGTAACAGTTTCCCCAGTTCTTGTATCTATCCATGTAGCCCCATCAGATGTTGCAACCGTCCGAGGAATACCGTTTGCGTCAGTGATAACTGTACCGTCAGCATTCGTTAGCACTTTTACATCTGGTATAGCAACATCAAGTTGTGCGTCTGTACCTTGCCAAACTTTTCCCTGTGGTGTTTCCCAAGATTGACTTACAGGGTTAAATACTAAATCAGTTCCTGCCGGTATATCATTCACATTTTCAATAGTTTTTGCCCTTGGAATCGGTAAATAAAATGGTGCATTTGCATCAATACTAGGAAAATAAGTATCTACTGTTGAATTTACAAGTTGATTATACTTATCAATATAATCACTAGAAACAATAGAAATAACAAAGTTATCATCAATTAATTTAATTAAATTAACCATTTTTGAAAATGTAGTAGCACCTATTATTAAAGTAGATATATCATTATATTCAATACCTAAATCAATATATGTTTTCGATAATTTAAAATATGATATAGATAAACCTTTATTATAAATACTATTAAACCAAAAACCAAGTTTGCTTCCTGTTGGTCTCTCAACTATCAAATCTTTACTAAGTACAAAATCCCCTTTATACTCTTTTGACTCTATTTTAAATAAAAAATTATCTGGAGCAACAATAGTTTGTACAGGATATTGATTTATATCATATGTTAAATTTGGAGTTAAAGTTCCCGCAACATCAGAATTTTTTTTTGCAATTGTGGAATCATATATATTTAATATTGTATCTCGAACACTTTTATATAAATTAGAAATCTCACTTTTTGCATTTTCAAAATACATAGGTATATATTTGTCAGTTGCTTGATCAAATGCAAATTTGGCTTTAGCGCCTAAAGCCTCAACCAATGGCTTTGACTCATTATAAAGGTTTGTTAAATGTTCTTTAGTATCGTCAAAATTAGCTATGCCCATAGCAAGAGCAGCACCCCCTACAACCGCATTTCCTAAAAATGCCATAGTTGCTGGATTAGCTAGAGCAGGTAAAAAAAACCATGCCTTTGCAGGTTGAACGTATATTAAATTAAAAGATACAACTATACTCGTTATTAATACAATTAATTTTTTTTTCATATAATCACCTTTTAAAAATCCCTATTGTACAAACAATAGGGATAAGTAAGTATGAATATTATTGTTATGTTATTAACCTTTTTTCGCAAGTCTACTAAAGATTTTAACTCCAATACTAATTGCAATTACAATACCAAACACAGCACCGGCAACAGGTGCGGCAGATGTTAAACCGTTCATAATTTCAGATTCAGCACCCGTGAAAATTTGAGAATAATTAAATCCTTCCATGCTATTTCACCCCCTTTCAAGTTAACCTTTTTTTATTAAATTGAAGAAAAATTTTAGGGGGATAGAAAACAACCATGATAAAATAACTAAACTAAAACCCGTACCAATTCCAGTAAATAATTGCTCTTGTCCAGGTATCATATATTTTTTACCCCCATAATAAATGCAATTGCACATACTGCACCTAAAAATAAACCAACGCTAAAATGTAAAGTATCATATATATGGGATAAATCTTTTAAAACATCAACAAAGTTAGGTGCGGTTACTTTGTCGATTAAATCATTTAGCGATACAAAATTATCATTAAAATTTGAAGTATTATCACTTATATTTTGTAACGTAGTATCAATGTTTTTTAAACTAGTATCAATCGTATCAAAACGAGTTAATACATCATTGTGATTATCAATTAAAATATTTTTATCATCAATTGTTAATGTTGTTTCTAAATAATTTTTTAAGTCTACAATTGATTGATTAAGCGTGTTTTGCGATTCATTAAGTTGATTTAATTGCTCCGAATAGTCTATAACATTAGTTTCATTCATGTTTATCACTTAGTTTCTA